AAGTGTGGGCGTGAGAGACGGTGCTTAGATCCGTCTTTAAAAGGTATAGCTCCTCGTTCTCCATGGGGTGTTTGATTTCATTTGGCTATACAAAATCTAGGAAGTCCGAGGGTTTTGTTCCTTTTCCCAATATTTCCGACCTGATCCTATCGGAGGACGAAGCAGGATCATAATAATTTGTTACTAGGAAACACCCTACCCGATAAAAACCTAAAAACACCGTTTCGGTCAATTCGGTTCTTTAAAAAATAAGGTAAGGCACATGCAAATACTAAACGACAAAGCACTTGTCCTTAAAGTCAGAGACCCACATAAAGTAAGCGATGCTATAAGTCATAGCAAAGTATTACCAGACAATAAGGTTGTTGTTAAGTGGGGGCTTGAGGAGTGTAGAATTTTGAGAAGTATGAATATTAAAGCACCGTCACCGATAGAGAAAAAATATGAATGGACAGGGCAACACACACCGTTTGACCATCAAAAAACAACCTCTGCATTTTTGACCATGCACAAACGAGCTTTCTGTTTTAACGAACAGGGCACAGGTAAAACTGCTAGTGCTATATGGGCATCTGATTTTCTACTTTCACAAGGTATTATTAATCGTGTGTTAATTGTTTGTCCGTTATCAATTATGGATTCTGCTTGGCGTGATGACTTATTTAAGTTTGCTATGCACAGAACTGTAGACGTGGCGTATGGTTCTGCTAAGAAACGAAGAGAGATAGTAGCCAATGACGCAGAGTATCTGGTAGTAAATTATGACGGGTTAGCGATACTTGAAAAGGACTTACAGGACAGAGATTTAATTATTGTAGATGAAGCAACGCACTATAAAAATTCTCGTACAGATCGTTGGAAAGTTTTAAACAGAATGTTGAAACCCCACAAATGGTTATGGATGATGACGGGTACACCTGCCGCGCAAAGTCCTCTTGATGCATACGGGTTAGCTAAACTAATTAATCCAAACCAAGTACCTAGATTTTATGGTTCTTTCAGAGATCAGGTGATGATAAAGATTACTCAGTTTAAATGGATACCAAGAGAAGAATCTACAAATATAGTATTCAATGCGTTACAACCTGCGATACGTTTTACTAAAGATGAGTGTCTTGACTTACCACCCATGGTGTACACAAAACGAGAGGTAGAACTTACACGACAACAAAAGAAATACTACAAAGAACTGAAAAGCAAGATGGTCATGCAAGCCGCAGGTGAACAGATAACGGCAGTCAATGCGGCAGTGAACATGAACAAACTACTACAGATATCCAGTGGTGCTGTTTACACTGATGAAGGAGAGGCTTTGGAGTTTGATATCACGCACCGTTATAAAGTGTTGCGTGAAGTCATAGACGAGTCTAGTAAGAAAGTGCTTGTGTTTGTACCCTTCAAACACGCCATAAATTTGATTACCAACAAACTGAACAAAGACGGAGTGCCTACTGAATATATACGTGGTGATGTGCCAGCACCGAAAAGAACCGATATGTTTAAACGGTTTCAAACGCAAGATAATCCACGTGTGCTCGTGATACAGCCGCAAGCAGCAGCGCACGGTGTTACGTTAACAGGTGCTAATACAGTCGTATGGTGGGGACCAACAAGTAGTTTAGAAACGTATGCCCAAGCTAATGCCCGTGTTCACAGGTCAGGTCAAGACCACAAATGCACAGTTGTGCAACTCCAAGGTTCTGCTATAGAAAAACGTGTTTACACACTATTAGATAAAAGAATAGACGTACACACAAAGATGATAGATCTTTACCAAGAAATACTTGACTAGCTAACCGTTTACCATTATTCTACACGTTTTAACACTTGACGGAGATAAATTGTGGCTGTTACACCTAAGAAACTGATCGGTACGTACTTGAAAATTAAAGATCGTAGGTCGGAGCTTGCCGCTAAATTTAAGGAAGAGGATAGCGTTTTAATTGAAAAGCAGAACAAGATTAAAGATGCTCTTTTAGAACATTGCGAGGAACATGACCTTACTCAATGTAAAGCTGATACAGGGTTGGCATACAGGACTGTAAAGACTAGATATTGGACGAGTGATTGGTCATCAATGTATGAGTTTATAAAAGAGAACAATGTTCTTGAGTTTTTCGATAAGCGTTTGAACCAAGGTAATGTCAGGCAGTTTTTAGAAGAGAACCCTGATCTAGTGCCGAAGGGACTTAATGTGGATAGCGAATACGTGATTACTGTGAGGAAGCAATGAGAGAGCAGTTTGTTAACATAGATCAGCTTGCAGAACATTTTGCTGTTTCTGTATCGACTATACGTCATTGGTTACGTGACGGATATATACCAGAAGATGCGGTTATGCAAGTGGGCAAGACTTTTAGGTACAAATTATCTGATGTAGAAAATGCTTTGTACCCAAAAAAGAAAGACGAATCTTTATCAACGGTTTTTGATGTTAGATCTGTCTATGCTGATGCTGACACGGATTACTAAATGTGCGTAGAATTAGCATACGTGGTAGTTTGTTTTCTGTTATAGAGGACGGTGTAAGAACTTCACTATTTAATGCTGATTTTGTTGATTTAGTAATTGTGGATGCAGCTTCGATATCAAGGGTTTATTATGCAGGAGAATACGAACAAAACGTTCAGAAACCTCCTACCTGTTGGTCAATTGATAACCAACGACCTGCCCAAGGTGTACCGAAGCAAGACCAACAAGCACTGCGCTGTTTAGACTGCACACATAACATTCGTGGGTCAGGGCGTAACCGTGGACGTGCTTGCAAGTTTATACAGCACCTAGCTGTTGCTTTCGATGGACAACTAGATAAGGTGTATAGACTAAAACTCCCTGCTACATCTATTTATGGGAAGACGCAGAGAGGACACATGCCGATGCAGCAATATGTAAATTTTTTGTCAAGCAGAGGCTCTAAGGCAACGTGTATCCTGACAAGGGTATACTTTGATGAACTAAGTAACATACCGAAACTTTTTTTCAAACCAGTGCGATCTTTAACGGAGGAAGAAAAATCTACAGTGGAAGAAACTTCTTCCCATATAAGTACACGGATGGTAACAAGTTTTATTGTAGAACATAGCTCACCGTTTAAAGAACTATCTGGATTTGAGATAAATGCAACGTAAGGACTAAGATATGTATATTATTGAAGAAGTAGAAGTGTTGTACCCCAAGATTGACCAGCCATATCATTTTGACAAAGCCGCAGGTGACAAAGGTAGAAGTGTGCCCTGTGACGCACAGGATGATGGTGCGTGTTACGAAACGTTAGTTTTGATGGATGAGAAGAAAGCTAAAAAACTGCATAGCGATATGCAAACGTTTTATAAGGAAAAGAAAGAAGACCACTGGGATCCTCTCCCTCGCCCGAAGAAACACAATGACTCCGATAAGTTTGAGTTTAAGGCGACCATAAAAGCGGCTTACGGTAAAAGGATTGTGTCTCCACCAAGAATATTTGATGCAAAGAACAACCCTATGCCTGACGGGTTTCAGCTAGGATCTGGCAGTATTATTAATCTGGCTGTTGAGTTCTACGCACATCAAATGAAAGGTGGCGTTGCTTTAAGACCACGGGCAGTACAGGTTCTTCAGTTAGCCACACCCCAAGTTCGCTCTCCATTTAGTGATTCTGAGGGGTTTGAGTTTGATGCAAATGAGACAGATGAGATGGAAGAAGTATCTGATGAAATATTTGCAAAAGAAGAACCCACACCAGAACCTAAAAAAGCAGCCAAAAAGAAAGCTGCTACACCTCCCAAGGAAGACAAGGATATCAACGACATTGTTGATGAGTGGGACGATTAAAAAACAAAACTTCTTGTGGTTAGAGGGTGTTTACGCACCCCTGCCACCTTGTCTCGGAACGAATCATGGATACAGAAATATTTTTAAAGAGGGTACTATCAGACGAAGGTTCATATTGTAGTTTTTCTTTTCGTACATCAGACGAACATAGAACACAGAATTTTTACCCTACCATAGAAGAATTGGTAGAAAAATCTATAGAGACAGACAACAAAGGTTATGACGCTTATTACGCCCTAGCAACTTTTGAGGAAGCAGATTCACGTAAAGTTGATAACGTAAAAAAGTTAAAGTCTTTCTTTTTAGATTTAGATTGCGGTCCAACGAAAGATTACTCTAACCAAGAAGAAGCACTCGTAGCACTTAATGCATTCCGTAATGAGCTAGACTTACCTGTACCACTCCTTGTTAACTCAGGACGTGGGGTGCATGTGTATTGGGCATTAACGGAATCAGTCATACTAGATGACTGGATTGTTGTAGCAGAGAGGTTGAAGAAACTGTGCGCTAAACACGGTTTGTTAGCTGATCCTGCTGTTACAGCCGATGCTGCGAGAGTCCTACGTGTGCCTTTGACACACAACCACAAAACCAACCCTCCCAGTGAAGTTAATTACTTCGGGTATACCAATGTAGAACCCGTGGATTTTGATGAGTTTTCAGAACTGATTGGTAATGAACCGATACC